ACTTCACCAAGATCGGTGCCGAAAATACCGCAGATCATATTCAGCGCATTTTTCAGCGTATCCTTGATGAAATTCCAGACTGCTACGAAAATACCCTTGATGCCGTCCCACACTCTGCTCCAATCGCCGGTAAAGATGCCGACGAAAATATCCAGAACACTCAGGATGATGTCTGTCACGGCTTTGAAGATATTTGCAATCTGCTGGAACTGCCCCTCAAAGATCGGCTTCAGGAACTTGCAGAGTCCGTCCCATACAGCCTTAATGACCTCGGTGATATTTTTGAAGTCAAATCCCAGCGCGTTGATGCGGTCAACGATGCCCTGACAGAAATTATTGAAGATACTCTTGATCTGCTCCCAGATCGCAGTGATCTTATTGCGGAAGTCCTCGTTGGTACGCCATAAATGCACAAAAGCCGCCACCAGTGCAGCGACAACTGCAATGACAGCGACCACGGGCGCACTGATACCGCCGATCGCAGCACCGAAGGAAGTGAATGCCGCCTTTGCGCCTGCGATGATCGTCGGGAGATTGGCAACAAGCTGCATCAGCTTGCCGACACCGACCATTGTTTTGCCGACTACGACAAGGAGAGGTCCGAGTGCCGCCGCTACCAGTGCGATTTTGACAATGGTTTCCTTTGTGGCGGGATCCATAGCGTTCAGTTTGTCAATGAAGCCCTGAATCTTCGACACGATTGCCCGGATTGCAGGCATCAGGATTTCGCCGAAAGAAATGGCAAGCTCCTGAAGCTGCGATTTCAGAATGGTGAGCTGCCCGCCGAGGTTATCCTGCATGACGGCAGCCATCTTTGCGGTCACTCCGTTATAACCGTCAATCTCATCGGAACAAGTGCTGATTGCACCTTCCAGCTTCTGAATATCCGCAGGTGCGGCATTCATCAGCGCAAGGAAGCCGGACATTGCATTTTTGCCGACCAGTGCCTGTGCCGCCGATGCCTGTTCCGATTCGGACATCTGTGCAAAAGCCACACGGCAGTCCGCCAGAATGTCATTCAGCTCACGCATCGAGCCGTCGGTGTTGGTCGTTGCAATTTCGATTTCGCCGAAGGATTCACCGCAGAACTTCACATCACCCGCAAGCGCGGTCATAATAGCACGGAGCGCCGTACCGGACTGCGAACCCTTGATACCGCTGTTTGCCATCAGACCGATTGCCTGCGCTGTATCTTCACAGCTAAAACCGAGAGAACCAGCAACAGGCGCACAGTATTTGAAGGTTTCACCCATCATGCTGACATTGGTGTTTGCATTGGACGATGCCGCCGCCAGAACATCAGCAAAATGACCGCTGTCGGCAGCAGTTAAGCCGAAAGCGGTCAGAGCGTCAGTTACAATATCCGAAGTTGTCGCCAAGTCCTCGCCGGAAGCGGCAGCAAGGTTCATGATGCCCTCGATACCTTCCAGCATATCTCCGGTTTTCCAGCCCGCCATCGCCATATAGTTCATGGCATCGGCAGCCTCGGAAGCGGAGAACTTGGTCTTTGCACCCATTTCACGGGCTTTGTCACGCAGTGCGTCCAGTTCATCACCAGTCGCACCGGATACAGCAGCGACCTTGCTCATGGCGGAGTCAAAGTCTGCTGCGGTTTTTACGGCGGCTGTACCCGCAGCCGCAATGGGAACGGTCACATGGGTGGTCAGTGTCGTACCGACATCGGCGATTTTGTCGCCAGCCTTTTCGAGCATTTCACCCGCCTGTCCGAGCTTGGCAAGCGCCGTGCTGGAAGCCTCCGCCTCACGCTGGAGGTTCTGCAATTCCTGTTCCGTTTCGATGATCTCACGCTGGAGGGCGTCGTACTGCTCTTGCGAAATGTCGCCGTTGGCGAGGGCTGTATTTGCCTGTTCCGCAGCGGTTTTCAGGGTTTCCAGCTTTTCTTTGGTAGCCGTCACCGCATCGGCGAGGAGCTTGTGCTTCTGTGAGAGCAGTTCCGTGTTGGAAGGATCAAGTTTCAGCAGCTTCTGTACATCTTTGAGCTGCGTCTGCGTGTTCTTGATGTTTTTATTGACACCTTCCAGAGCCTTCGACAGCTTGGTGGTATCGCCGCCGATCTCAACGGTGATGCCCTTGATTCTGTTTGCCATGCGGTTTCACCTCCTCCGTGAGGGCATAAAAAAGCAGCCCCGAAGGACTGCTCAGTGTATATTCAGTTAACGCGCTAAATCAGAATCTTGATTATCGCCCTACAAACTGGAAGTTGTTTATCCAAAATGAAATGGAATAACCATATCAAGTAAAACTGCAAGAACTATACTAATCGTTCCCATTAGCGCAGAACTCCTCAATGTGTCTCTCCTCAAAACAATAAGTCCAATAATAAAGACTATCACTTCCAAAACAGATTTTGCATTAAAATACCAGCATCCATATACAAAGCACATATTGAACAATACTGCCAAAATCAGCGCTGATAGTATAAATGCCAGTTTGCTTTTCCCCTTTGCATACCAACAGACAAAAGCCAATAATGGAGAAACAGCTGTAAATCCAAACCAAATCATCGCATAACTTCTTGGGAAAAATCCTGCAATATAGTTTGAATACAAATAGTAGCTTGCAACCATACCAACAAAGAATACAAAAACATTGATGCTTGCTCTTATTGCAGAATTGCTATAAATAGAAATACACAGTGCAATCAATATCCAGATTGCAAAACGCCCAAGAAAATTACCAATATCTAAGACTCCATTTATTGCCATAAGCACACCTGGAAGTTCAGTTTGACGAAAATCCAGATATTTTGAGAAAGTTCCCAAAGCTATTCCGAGAAACAATATCGCTATGGTATTTATAAGTTTTCTATTATTGGATATTGGATTTTCTGCATTCCTTATATCATTCAAAAAATTTATCATAATTACCCTCACAAATTCCGATTTAGCGAAGGAAGCTTCATGTTTCCTTCACACCAGAATTATAACACAGAAGGACGAAAAAGTCAATCAGAACGCATCAAAGTCCGCCTGCCCAGCGACCTCCGACCAGCCGTCATATTCGTCGTTTTCCTTTTCGGTGAACATATCATTCACAACTCCGATCGTGAGCAGATCAAGCTCCGAGAGGGACAGCCCGATCTGCACACATCGGAGAAGGAAGAGGGGCGTTGTCATCGGGCGGTCAGTTTTTCGATGTTTTTTTTAGATTCCGCCTGCGTCTCCACGTTGAGTCCCCACAACTCGATGAGCTGCGGCAGCACCTCGTAGATGGAGAATGTGTTGAACGCTTCGAGCCATTCATCGGGATTGTCCGGGACGTTCTCCGGATCAGCGTGTTTTGCCATGATGTATGCGATATTCTCGAACACCTCAAGGCTCTCGATATCGAGGGTAGAACCTTCCTCATCACCCTCCTGAACAGAAGTCTGAAGGGCGGCGAAGTCCTTGTAAATATCCCTGCGGAACTTGATGCGGTAAAGGCGAGGCACAGCGGCACTCGCCTTGAACGGAACCTCGATACCGTCAACGGTGATCGTCTTTTTAATAGCCATGCTATACCTCCTTACTCAGTCGCGCTGCCGCTTTTGGTTGTGCCTGCGGAACGTGTGCCGGTGCTGTTGTTGGTTGCAGCAGTCGGCATATACACAGCATTGTACCAGTTGTCGTAGGTGGTCTGGTCAGTGCTTTCGCAGGTCTTGGACTTCACCAGACCGTTAGGCAGCGCCGATGCCTTGAGGGAGAGCTTTTCGGTCTTGACGCTCTTGCTCTCCTCGGTAGTCTCGCCCTCGGTTGCAGGACGGGATGCAGAGCAGCAGTACAGAACATGACGGATGTGGTTCTTGTCGCCGTCGAACTCGAACATGAGTGCGAACTGCGATGTTTCTGCATCGTTGCGCTCCACCAGAACGCCCTTTGCATCAAGCTGTTCGCCGAGAATCGCCGTTGCAAAGTCGGTGGTGATGAGCGCGACCTCCAGATCACCATCATAGCCTGCGTTGTTGTTGATGACATAATAAACGCTGTTGTCAGCGTAGAAGTTCTCGTTTTCGCCGTTGGCATCGATGGAAAGCGATACCGCACCGGGCAGGCGCACAGGCGTTGCGAAGGTCGGAACGCCGTCATCGCTCCATGCCGTGATTTTAGCCCAATGCACCTTATTCAGACCGAACTTCACCTTGTTTTTCTGCAGTGCCATTGTTATACCTCCATTTCGTATAAGACCTCGTAGAGCTGTTCGCTCTCGATGTAGGTTTCTGTTTTCGTGTAATAGATATTGTGCTGCGTCAGCACTTCCTCCACGCGGCTTTCCGTATCGGGCGACTTCTCATCCGTATACAGTTCAATATCAAGCTGCTTGAAGCTGTAATACATCAGGTTATCCGCGCCGAATGTGTCCTCGCCGGGAGAGAGGAATATAAGGAAGGGCGGTTTCGGAGACTCGCCCTCGGCAAAATGATGATAGGCGAACGGCATCCCGATCTCCTGCATCATTTCATTGATTTCTTCATAGGTCATGACAGCGCCTCCTCGATAAGCTGCGTGAGCATTTCCTCGCCGTGCGCTTCCGCAGGGGCGATATGCGGCTTGCCGGATACACGTCCGCCGTTCCGCTTTGCATGACCTTTTTCAAGCAGGTGCGCAAGCTGGTAGCGGTCTTTCGAGTGAACGGTCATTTCAAGCGTATGGCTGTTCTCCTTCGTTTTCTTCGTCGCCCAGCTTTTGCGGTACTTGCCGGTACGCTTCGGAGCATTGGCGGAGATTTCCTTCTTGACCTCCGTCGCTGTCTTTTTCACAGCGGCTTTCATGGCTGTATCGGCAAGGTCTGCATATTCCGTCAGACCGCGCATGATCTCCGCAGCCATATCATCAATCGAAGTCATCCTGCTCACCAGCCTTTCGTGTACCCGCCGTGATTTTCATATAGTCGAGTGATTTATAATTCGGCAGCACACCGGTGATATCATACACCAGACCACGGAAGCGCAGCTTGTGCGTGGTGGTATTGATGCGCTTGGTATCGGGTGTCTGCCGGACAGTGAATTCCAGCGATACGACTTCCTGCGTCACGCCAGCCTCGGTTGTTTCCGTCGATGTCTTTACGGACACGGCAGCCCAGCAGGAGAATGCTTCCTCCCACCGGGCTTTGTGGTTGCCGATACCGTCTATCTTCGTGCTGTGTTCCAGCAGGGCGATGCGCTGATTCAGCGTTCCGATCTCCATCAGATCACCCCTTCACGCTGCGCAAATAAAAGCGCCCGGAGCGTCAGCGTCAGCTTGTGGTAATCGGCAGTATTGCGGTTCTCATAGAGGTAAGAAACAGTATACAGCATAGCCTGCCGGGTGGTTTCCTCATTGACCGCAAGTGCCTGCTCGTCCATTCTGCCGACATCCTGCACCA